GATAGCAAATACATACCACGCTATTAAGCAGATGATAGTGAATACTATTACACATAAAATTTTAAAAAAATAAAAAAAAATTTTTAAAAGGTAAAAAGTGTAAAGGTATTTATGGCAGTAGAAGGTTCTCACGATTCAAATGTATATTTATCCAGTGGCGGTGGGGTAATAAAAAAACTGAAGTCTATTACAAGTATTGCTTTTTCACAAGAAGTTCAAGAAGAGAATGTGCAAGTGCTTGGAGATGACTCGGGATTTAAAAGTATAATTGGTCCAACTCAAACTAGAGTTGCCGTAGACAAAATTTTAAACAATGAAGATTTTATTCGCACTCTGGCAGGAAGAAGTGATATATCTGGTCAATTTGAATACGGCGATAATATGATGAGTTTTAGCAGCGCCTGCATTAATAATTTTTCTGTAAATGCAACAATTAATGAGCTGCCCCAAGCATCTTTTGATTTAACTATCTACGGGTCGTTGAGTGGAACTTCAACTTCAGTATCATCTACGGCAGACAGTGATAATGCTGCAGAAGAAGTAAAAATTGAAGAACTAACAGTAACGTTCGACAAAAACAGCACGAACTCTGTACAGTCTTTTAATTTTTCAGAAGTATTTAATAAACAAGCTTTTTACCAAATTGGACAAAACGAACCAAGCGACATTAAAACAATAGGGACAATCCAACAAGAAGTTGCAATTAATATTGAAGTTGAAGATTATGAAATCGAAGAAACTTTTAGTTTTTTAAGTGGAACTAAAGATAGAAACAGAACAATAAAATTAGAAATAGGAAGTCCAGTTCAAAATACATATGAATTACAAAATGCAAGTTTAGTAAGTGAAAATATTTCTTTGGGCGCAGGAGGGACTCCCGTAGCTTCGTTGATTTATAGAGGTCATAGACCATCAGTAGAACCGAGTGTAGCGTTTTCTTTTGAAATAGCTGTGTCTAATTTTCTCTCTTTTTCATCTGATGTGCTAGCATTAGGAGCTAATGGGGTATCTAACGTAACCACAAGATTACGTACTACATTTGGCGACGAAGCTCCTACAATAGTACCAAGTATTAATAATTTTATCACTACCACCCCAAATGGATATGTAGATAAATCAGATCTTCTAAATGATAATTATACAAACACTTTACAAACTAATATTAGTAGGAGTAGCGCTGCTGGCGATTTAGATTTGGTTCTCACCAAAATTGCCAAAGTGGAAGGGTTTGCTAAAACGACAGATAATTTTATTCTTAATGTAAGTTCTTTAATACAAAAAACTTCAACAAATGATTACAATACAACCACCTGGAAGCTGGACACTAATTCAATTATGGACGTATATACTAATAGATTGGTTATAATGGAAGATTACCCCACTAATAGTTTTAATTTTAATGGGACAACAAATCAAAGCACTGAAGTTTTTAGTGATGTTAATGAAATGAAAACCACACTTCGAAATGGAGTTACAGGCGTAATACCTTTATATGCAACAAATTATCAAAGTTCGGCCGACTTCCCTGGTAGCGATTTTGGACTAGGGAATGATGGAGCATCAGAATCAACAAATAATGTTGGTTTGATTGGGACTAACAATATAGAATGTTCAGCTAACATAAGAATAAAAAATCCTTCATTACTAAATGGCAAAACATTAGTTATCCCACCTTTTAGTAAATCGGTAGCACTATAGGCAAAAAATAAGTGTAATAAGTAGTATGGCATTCATATCGGCAAAAGACATTCCGCTTTATTTTGGGAATAATGTAAACAGTAATACTGCGCCAACTGAGGGAGATGCAGGAAACAGAGGTGTAATTGCAACCCAAGTTCAATTAAATTATACCCCCAACATAGGCGTAACAAGAGTGGTTGGTAAAGAACCATCAAAAGACAGTTTTAATTTAGTTGGCCCGCCTAACGCAAGTCTTTCATTTAGCGCTTATGTAGGAGCGACTGCCGAATTTGATATTACCGACTATACTGGAGAACAAAGTAGAGGCACAAGTTTTGCTATTGGTGATATAACTAATGGAATTAAGGGATCTGGAGCACATTTGACATCATACTCTATGACAGTCACTCCATATGCACCAGTTTTAATTCAATGTGATTTTGCTATTTATAATCCACTTACAACTACTTCTGAAGGAGGTTTTATCGCAGATGCGGGAACAGACGGTATTATAGATAATCTAAGTTTTGGCGATTATGGTCATGGCGTTTATTCTACGTTTGGCAAAACAAGCGATCAGAACGCAACTTTTTTAGATGATATTGACGTAGTGGAATCAGTAACTTATCAATATAGCGCACAAAGATTACCTATTTACAAATTAGGCGAATATAATATACAAACAGCTGAAGGAGGCGCAAAGCTAATTTCGGCAGAGCATAGTTTTCAAATTCAAGGAGATAATATACAAAAACTAGTGCCAATTACTGGATCAAATCCAGGTTCAATGAGTTTATTAGTTAAAAATTCTCAGACCTCAACCTTGCTAAATGTGGCCGTAGATGGAAGAATAAATGCAGAAAATGTAACTATAACTGCAGGTGATGTAGCGAGAGGATCTATATCTATTACAGAGCCATTAGTCTAATAATTTTATATGTCTAAGTTAGAATTTAGACAGCTTAATCAAAGAATTAAGTTTAAAGACAAAGAGTTTAAATTTACTCAAAATCAAATAGACTTTTTAAAAACTGCCCTAGACCCCGAAACAAAATTAATGTTTTTGGCTGGCCCAGCAGGAACTGCAAAGACTTATATGGCAGTATATTCTGCTCTGCAGTTGTGTATAAGCTCAGATCTTGAAAAAGATATTTTATATATTAGAAGTATAGCTGAAAGCTCTCAAAGAAGCTTGGGATCTCTGCCTGGGTCTATAGACGAAAAGTTTGGAGTATTTGCTGGACCTTTTTATGACAAATTAGATGAAATGCTTCACATTCACGATATAAAATTTTTAAAAGAAAAAAGACAATTTGAATGTATGCCCGTAAATTTTGTAAGAGGAGCAAATTGGAATGACACAGTAGTAATAGTTGATGAAGCTCAAAACTTTACTTATAATGAATTGATCACCGTACTGACCAGAATAGGCGAAGATTCTAAAATTATTATATGTGGTGATATGATGCAAAGCGATATTAAAAATAGTGGATTCTCATCAATATTTAAAGCTTTTGATGATGAGGAATCAAAACAACAAGGAATATATTGTGTAAAGTTTGGAACAGCGGATATAAAAAGAAGTGAAATACTTAAATTTATAGTAGCAAAATTAAAAGATAAAATTTAAAAAAATATTTTTAAACTTATAATAAATTATGATAAAATACTGTTCAGAATGCGGCGCCAAACACGAATATAAATTCAGCCCTCCTAAATTTTGTTCTAATTGTGGAGCTCCAATGGGAGTAGCACAAAATGAATCCAAGCCTTTAAATAGAAATACAACTGCTAGTAGAAAATCTAAAGCTATCAATGATAATGAAACAGATGCAGAGTTTGTACCAAATATTTCAAAATTGGAATATGAAATACACAAAGATGATATACAGCATACGATAGGTTCTCTAGGAGGTAAAACCGCGCCACACAAAAGAAAAAGTAATGTAAAAAGACTAGATGACATATTGTAATGTATTCCTTCGAAGATAAGCTTAAAGAAATAGAAGCTGCTTTAGAAAGAAAACGTCCAAAATGGCATCTAGATGCAGTTACATATATTGATTATGATGATATCAAGCAGATCATCATGAGCCACATTTATAAAAAATGGCACCTATGGGATCAGTCAAAACCTATAGAGCCATGGCTTAGTAGGGTAGTGTCTAATCAGTTTAAAAATTTATTAAGAAATCATTATGGCAATTATGCAAATCCATGCCCAGATCAACATTTAAGTGATCATGATCCATCAACTTGCCCAATTTGCATAAAATGGCGCCAAAGTAAAAAATCAGCGTATGATATAAAGTTGGCAGTTACTATGGAAAATCATATCCATGAAATACACGACAAAAAAGATGATAGTGTTAATTTAGACGCAGCTACAAAGAGATTAACATTAAAAATAAAAACAGAATTAAACAAGCGGCAGTTTCAAGCATTTAAAATGCTTTTTGTCCAAAACAAATCAGAAGAGGAAGTCGCAACATTTTTAGGTTTTAAAACAAACGAAAAGAAAAGATCTGCTGGCTACAAACAGATAAAAAATTTAAAAAAAATCTTTCAAGAGAAGGCTAGAAAAATTATCGAGGAGAATGATATAATATGATAGACTTAACAAAAGAACAAAAAGACTTAATATTAGAAAGTTTTAGAAATGACCCTAATATAATCAATATTACAAAAATTGTATTTGATAATGAAAATTTAGATGGAAGATCTAAAGAGGGTAGGGCCGTAACTAAGTTTTTGGCAGAAAATGGACTCAAGACAAAAACTACCAAAAGAGAAAAACAAAAAGAAGTTAATTTAACAACAGACCAGCTTAATCTTGTAGATTCATTAAGAAAAGATGGATTAAATACATCTGAAATAGCTGACATAATATTTAATAAAACAATACCTAGATTATCTGTAGAATGGAGAGCTGTTAATGAACTGCTACATCAAGAGCGAGAAGAACCAAAAGAAGAAAATCAAGCAAGCTATGTCGCACCGAATGCAATATCCAGACTAATCAAAAAAATTAATGATTCAACTGGTTATGGGTTAGAGGAAGGTAAAATGTCTAGGACACATCACACTTGTTGTGATAAGCTAAGAATCAACTTAAGCAATTCTAGATTTGTAGCCATAGTAAATAACTATAGCAACTTCAGAGATAAAGAATTATTTGAGCAAGAGTTTATTAGATTAACTTGGGATAAACCAGATCTTACAGCAGATGAAATAAACCTTTATATGAATGTGGCAAAAGAAATTATTAATTTGGAGTTAATTACTGGCCACTTGCAAAAACTTAACGATATGTTTGAAAGCGCAGACGATCAAGACGAAATGACTGTGCGTTTAGCAGAAATTATAAAAGCAAAAAGTTCTGAGTATCATCAGTGCGAAAGTCGAATAGAAAACTTGACAAAAAAACTTCAAGGTGATCGAGGCGCTAGATTAGCTAATAAACAAAAAGAAACAGCGTCGTTTTTATCTATAGTTCAACTTTTCCAAGAAGAAGAGGAAAGAAAAAATATGGTTCACATAGCTGAAATGCAAAAACAAATAATTAAAAAAGAAGCTGAAAAACTAGAGGGTATGGCCGCTTGGAAGGCTCGAGTTCTAGGTATCGGTATTGATGATGTCCTATAAATGCAAAGTATGTGGAGCGGAGTTTGAAACAGAAAAAAGTCTTCACGCACATTTGAAAGCACATAAAATGTATGTGGCGGATTACTATGTAAAATATTATCCAAGATACAATAAATTAAATGGTAACCCACTTCCATTTAAAAAGAAGGAAGAATACTTTCAAAATGATTTTATTAATCGCTCTCAACTAATTAAGTGGTGTGAAACCGCACCAGAATCGGAGGTAAAAGATTATATTATCGAACTAGGTAAAAGAAGAATAAAAAGAAAAAAATATGCAAAAGCCCCTTTCTATTTAGAACTTCTCAAGCGTCAGTTACCAGACTTAGACTTATATAAGAAACATTTTGGAACATACACAAAAGCTTGCGAAGCTATGGGCGCGAAGCCCATATTTTATAAAGGTATGCCCAAAGAATTTAACGAAGATGTTGATGCTGAAGTATTGATAGATACTAGAGAGCAACAGCCATTAGAATTTCCTAAATCTAAAATTTTAAAATTAGATTTTGGAGATTACACATTGGGTGGGAATAATTTTTCTAATACATTTGTAGATAGAAAAAGTGCTGGAGACTTTTTATCAACATTTGGAGGGCAGGTAGATAGATTTAAGCGAGAGATGCAAAGATGTGTCGAATTAGATAGTTATATGTATATTGTTATAGAGAAGCCTTTAGCTACAATAGAAAAAGAAGCTATATTTACAAAAGGAAAAAGAAGTGCAAAATTGGGTTGGGTACTTTCTAATTTAATTTCTGTTCAGCACGAATTTGCAGGTCATTGTCAATTTGTGTTTACGGACAATAGAAATCATAGCGAAAAAATAATACCCAAACTACTTTCGTTAGGAGATAAGTTGTGGAATGTAGATATACAATATTTTTTAGATAAGGAGGAAAGATGACTTGGGATTTAGGTAATCAAAAACCTTTAAAAAGAGAATCCGTTAATGATCAAATAATGGAGCTTGATGGATATTTAGATGATGTGAAAGCTAAATTGTGGTTATACAAATTTTTAAAAGAAAACGTTACGTTCACGACAGAACTTCTTACTGGAATAGAATTATTTCCATTTCAACATATGGCAGTTAAAGCAATGATGCAAAATGATTATTTTTTAGGCATTTGGTCTCGTGGCATGTCTAAATCTTTTTCTACTGGCATTTTTGCTTTATTAGACGCTATGTTAAATCAAGGAGTGCACATTGGGATTATTTCAAAATCATTCAGACAATCTAAGATGATTTTTAGAAAGATAGAGGATATATCGCAAGACCCTAAGGCTGAGCTATTTAGACAATGTATAGGTAAGGTGAGTAAGTCTAATGATGAATGGTCCATGCAAATCGGCAAGAGTCGCATAACTGCCTTGCCGCTTGGTGATGGAGAAAAGCTTCGTGGTTTTCGTTTTCAGCGTATTATTATTGACGAGCTTCTACTTATGCCAGAAAAAGTTTTAAATGAAGTTATTGTGCCGTTTTTGGCTGTTGTAGAAAACCCAACAGAGAGACAAAAAATTAAAGACGCAGAAGACGCTATGATTGATGCTGGCAAAATGACAGAGGATGAAAGAACGGAGTGGCCGTCAAATAAAATGATTGGTTTGTCGTCAGCTTCATATAAGTTTGAGTATCTTTATAAAATGTATCAACAATATGAAAATATGATTTTTAATCCTGGAGCAAAAAACCAAGGCAGGAGATGTATTATGCAATTTAGTTATGACTGTGCGCCAAAAGCTTTATATGATGAGAACTTAATATCCCAAGCGAAAGGTACAATGAGTCAATCACAAATCGATCGAGAATTTAATGCTCAGTTTACAGATGATAGCGCTGGTTACTTTAAAATTAGTAAAATGGCAGAGTGCACTATTGAAGATGGTCAATCTCCAGCTGTAGAGGTATGCGGAGAAGAAGGGTCTGAATATATTATGGCTTTTGACCCATCTTGGTCTGAATCTGAAACATCTGATGATTTTGCTATTCAAGTAATAAAATTATTGCCCGAAAAGAAAAAAGGGGTTGTTATACATAGCTACGCATTACCTGGTACAAACCTAAAAAAACATATAACTTACTTTAAATATATATTAGATCATTTTAATATTATTATGATTGTAGGAGATTACAATGGAGGCGTTCAGTTTATAAACTCATGTAACGAAAGTGATATGTTTAAAAAAGAAAAACTAGAAATAGGAGTCTTTGATCCAAAGTTAGATAACCCCCACGATTATGAAAAAGATTTAAGGGATGCTAGAAGAAGTTATAACAAAAGCAGTAATACTATATGTATATTGAGAAAGCCAGTATCTAACTGGATCAGAAGTGCGAACGAAATGTTGCAGACAGCATTTGATAGAAAAAAATTATATTTTGCAGCTACAGCTATGGATGATAATTATTCTACGCAAAGAGCAAAAAAAATACCAATCAAAAATTTAAAATTTTCAAAATACGAAGATGAAAAAAATGTCGGCGCTAAAATGATAGAATTTATAGAACATCAAAAAGATATGATAGACTTAACAAAAGCTGAATGTGCACTTATACAGGTTACTTCGTCTACTGGAGGAACGCAGAGTTTTGATTTACCGAGTAATCTTAAAAGACAAAAAGGCGTAGATAGACCAAGAAAAGACTCTTATTCCGCTTTGGTTCTAGGCAATTGGGGAATGAACATATATTATGATATGATAGAAATACCAGAAGAGCAAAACTACGGATTCACTCCTATGTTTATTTAAAAAAAGTTTAAAAGTTACTTTTAAAAGTGTAATTAACTTTATAATAGGTTATGGCTAAAAGAAAATATAATAAAAAATCATCATACTGGAATAAGTTTCACAGACCACAAGTGGTACAAATTTCTAACGAAGAACCTTTAGAACCAGCAACAGCTGGTGAAGCGTATCATGTTTCGCAAGGGTCTTATAGTCGATCGGGCACTATTAATAATCTAAGCTCAAAGAATACTAGTACCAGAATAAATCGGTCATCTGTAGTTCCCCCAAGAAATAAATACAGTCAAATTAGAGCTGGACTTTTACCATACGAAATATCATCAGATGGCATAAATGTAAGAGAGGCTATAGAGTTGTGCCAAAAGGCTTACGCAAATGTTCCTATTTTCAGAAATACTATAGACATGATGTCTGAGTTTGCTAATGCAGAAATTTATCTTGAGGGCGGCAACGCAACATCTAGAAACTTTTTTGAAAAATTGTTTGATAAAATAAAGATTTGGGATTTGAAGGATCAATATTTTAGAGAATATTATAGAAGTGGTAATATTTTTCTTTATAGAGTCGATGGTAAGTTTAATTTAGATGATTATAAAAAATTTGCACAAAATATATCAGAAGGGCCTTCTTTAAATAAATTTCCGATCAAGTACATTGTTTTAAATCCTTTTGAAATTGTAGCCAAACGAAGCACCGTGTTTAGCACAAAAGATGGAGCTTATGCAAAAATTCTTTCCGAGTTTGACATGGAAAGATTGGCTAATCCCAAAAATGATTACGACAAAGAAGTTTTTGAAGGATTAGATCCAGAGGTTCAAAAACAAATTAAAGAGGGTGGATATTTTAAAGACGGATTAAAGATCAATCTGCAAAACGAAAAAATAGCTTATAGTTTTTATAAGAAACAAGATTACGAACCTTTTGCTATACCATTTGGATTTCCAGTTTTAGAAGATATAAACGCAAAGATGGAAATGAAAAAGATGGATCAAGCTATCATGAGAACGGTTGAAAATGTTATTCTGATGATTACTATGGGAGCAGAGCCAGATAAAGGCGGCATTAATCCGCACAATGTCAAGGCGATGCAAAAACTTTTTCAAAACGAATCTGTAGGTAGAGTATTAGTTTCAGACTATACAACAAAAGCAGATTTTGTTATCCCAGATATTAACAAGGTCGTGGGCCCAGGAAAATATGAGGTCATTAACAAAGATATTAAAGAAGGATTGCAAAATATCATTTTAAATGATGATAAATATAATGGAGCAGAAATTAAAGCCAGAGTATTCTTAGATAGACTAAAAGAAGCCCGCGAAGCATTTATACAAGACTTTTTGCAGCCAGAAATGCGCCGCATAGCTAAAGATTTAGGATTTAGACAATGTCCAACAGTTAAGTTTAAAGATATTGATTTGAGGGACGAAGTTCAATTAATGCGTGTGGCAACAAGACTTATGGAACTCGGTGTTATTACAGCAGAACAAGGAATGAACTTATTTCATACTGGAAAATTTCCAGAGGCAGAAGATTTAGAAAAAGCGCAAAGCAAGTTTGTAGATCAAAGAGAAAAAGGATACTTTAATCCACTCGTAGGTGGAGTGCCCATGATTGAAGATGATAGTCCAAGCGAGCCCACTAATAGTCAAAAAGCTCCTGGTGGAGGTTTAGCTGGAAGACCAGAAGGATCCCCAGATCAATTTTCTAGAGAAAATATACAAGCAACTATTTATGAAATCGAGGCCCTAAACTCATTGGCTAAAGAAAAAATGTTGGAAAAACTAGAAGAAAAAGCATTAAATGAAGACCAGGAAAAAATGGTTAGTAAATTATGCGAATCTATTGTATGCGCATCAGATAAAGAAAATTGGACAGAAAGTCTCATTTCTTGTGTAAATGATTTTAACGAAATAGAAAAATTAGGAGCTATGGAAAACATATTAAATGTTTCTGAAGCTCATCAATTAGAAATTTACCCATCAGCAATATTATACCACTCAAAAAATTATGAAAGAAATTAAAAATCCATTAGTAGCAAATATCAATCGTTCAGAGGACGAGATCGAAGTATCTGTCGCCAAAAAATACAGCAAGACAGAAGCTCCTGTATATAAATCATTTATGAGCATGTGTGCTATGTATGATTCATATGCTGTAGATACATCAAAAGATGACGACGAAATGACAGCAAAACATTGTGCAAGTTTATATGAGCAAGATATAAAAGGTTTATACGAAAGAGTAGAAGCAAATATTTATGCTAAAAAGCATATGCTCGCAGGACTTTCTGAAAAACAGAAAAAAAATCTCCCTATAGAACTTCAAAAGGAAATTGTTAAAAAGATGAAATCAGAAGGTAAGATTACGGAAGAAACTGATTCAAGTCTTTACAAACCAGCTGGCGCAAGTCTATTCAGCCAAAAAGCAAGGCCACTGCAAAGCAGACCAGGTTTGGTTGGCTAGTTTAAAATATTTAATGCAATACAAATATACCACAACCTTTAACTTTGAAGTTAGAGCTTGCGAAGAAATAGCTGGCATTAATTTAAGCCAAGCTAATATAGAAAATCTTCGTTCGCTTATACCTACATCTGTCGATCTAAAAAAGAACATAGATCTAATGGGTGTTGCTTTTAATGCTGCGGTTGTTAATGAATTTAATAAAAATGGAGATGGAATAAACACTGAAACAGCAATTGAGTGCATTCAACAGTTTATTCATAAACCTACAAACATAGAACACAATAAGAAAAAAATTGTAGGTCATGTTGTTAACGCTGGCTTTAGTGATTACACTGATAGTAATATTTTAATTAATGTAGACAAAGATGAAAAAGAACCATTCCATATAGCTCTGGGTGCGGTTGTTTATAAAACAGTAGATAAAGAGTTTTTTGATTTACTAGAAAAAAGCACTAATCCAGACAACAAAATGTACAACACTGTTTCTGCTAGTTGGGAAATCGGATTTAGTAATTATCAAATAGCTGTCGGTAGCAAAAATTTAAAAGACGCAAGAATCATTTCTGATCCACAACAGATCCAAGAAATGAAAAGTATGTTGAGAGCTTTTGGAGGCAAAGGCGTAACAGAAAAAGGAGAACCAATTTATAGATTAATTGTCGGAGATATATATCCGCTCGGAGTAGGATTTACATTAAAACCAGCAGCTAATGTAAAAGGTGTAATTAGTAATGATCATAAAAAAATAGAAGTCAAAGAAGAAGCGGTCTCAGACAAGAATAATAGCCATGCTACACAATTAAAAAAAATATCTACCAAAATTTCACAAAAAATAAAAAATACTGTAAACAATAATAAAATTATGGACTTAGAAACTCTACTATCAGAAATTAAAGCGTCTCTTGTTGAAAAGAAATTTTCAGAAGAGTCTATCGCTAGCATGACATCAACATTCGCTGATGCCATTAAAACTAAAGATGATGAGTACAAAGCTTCTCTTGAAGCTGCGGAACAAGAGAAGGCCGAAATCGCATCTGCGAATGAAGAGCTTCAAGCTTCTGTAGAATCTATTAAAGAAGAGCTTAAGACTGCTCAAGAACGCATCAACGAGTTTGAATCTGCAAAAGCTGCTGAAGAAGCAGTTGCTACATTTAACTCTCGCATGGAAGAAATCGATTCGATTTATGACCTAGAAGAAAGTGACAGCGCTTTCATCGCAGAAAAGATCAAAGCTCTTGATTCAAGTGAAGAAGCTTTCGCATCTTTCAAAGATGAGCTATCTGTTTTCTGGGCATCTAAGAATAAAGAAGCTAAAGCAAAACAAGAAGAAGCAATCGCCGCTCGCGTCGAAGCTGAAATTGAAAAACGCCTTAACACATCGGAAGCATCTGAAGAAGTTGTTGAAGAAGTAAGTGTGGAAGATGCTCTTGAAAATGCAGAAGCTACTGACGAATCAATCCCAAACAATAACGAAGCACAAGCTTCTTCTCAATCCTTAAGAGACAAATTTGCAGCTGCATTTAGCCGCGAAAACGTTCTTGGATAATTTAAAATTTAAAATTTAACAAAACAAATATTATGGCACTAAGACTACTCCCATTCAGACAATACGATGAGCAAGATGTTGTAAACCTCTTTGCTCTGGCAAACGCTGATGTTCTTGACTCCACTACAGGTGACGGTAAAGGCTCAAACGGCGTTTTTGTTAAGGTAGCAGACGGAAACTTCGACCAGGAGCTAATAAGCTACGGCTCTAACAGCTATCTTGGCAAAACCGACTATCCGTTTGTTGGCTCAGACATGTATCCTACCGTACAACTTGAAGTAACTGCTGCCGATTCTGGAGACGCTCCTTTGGGGTTGACACTGAATCAAACAGCAAAGGCTGACGAGAACGGTGAGAAACTACTATATAACACTACCAAAAAAGAAGAGCTACAAGCTGTTCTTCCTGGTCAAGCAGTTCCAATCGCTACAAAAGGTATTTTCACCCTAGGTGCTAATGCTATCGATGGCGGAGCAGCTTCTATCTTCACTATTGGTGGAGGTTTTGAAGTTAGCACTGCAGACGGAAAGATCAGTGGTTTATCTGACGCTCTTGACGATGCTTCACTTGGCATGGTTATTGGTACTGGCTCGCGCACCAACACTGGTGGATTAACAGATCAATTCTCTGGCGACTATGTAGTCGTTAAGTTAGGCTAAGAAAGGAATTAAACAAAAATGAAAATTACATTAAAAAATACTCCAGAACAAGTCGAGCTTATTAAAGCTATGGCATCACGCAACCGCGATGTTGCTTACGAAGCTCAAACAGCTCTTGCAGAGTTTATTGGACCAGTTTTAGCGGAAGTAATCAACCAAGCTCCTTCTTTCTCTAACCTTTTCACAACTCTTCAGTACAACGCTGATGACAATCCTTCGATTCCGTTGGATCTATACTTCGATGTTGCTGATTCAGATTATGTGCAAGTTTATAGCCAAAGTCGTGCTGGCGGTCTTCCAACTTCGGAAGTTCTTCCAACATCTTCTGAGCTCAAGATTGCTACATACACACTCGATTCAGCTGTAAGCTTCGATCGTCGTTATGCAGCTAAGAGCCGTTTAGATGTTGTCGCTAAGACAATGACTCGTGTAGCTCAAGAAATTCTTCTTAAGCAAAACAGCATTTCAGCAAACGTTGTTATGAAGGCACTTGATAGTGCATCATCTAGCGCTTCTGGAAGCTCTGTAACACACGTTGTTAAGTCTGCTGGTACTTCATTTGCACTCGCTGACCTAAATGCAATGATGACTCGTTCAAAGAGAATCATCACATCTTTTGCTGGTGGTACTCCAGACAGTGGAAGTGCAAAGGGAATGACAGACATTCTTGTCTCTCCAGAAGTTGTTGAGCAACTAAGAGCTATCGCTTATAACCCACTAAGCAGTGGCATTCCAAATGCTGATGTTATCGCTGAAGATGCATACAGAGCTGCTGGTGCCCCTCAATTCTATGGAATTAATGTTATCGAGCTTAATGAGCTTGGTAAAGGACAGAAGTTCCAAGCATTGTTCACTGGTTCATCTTATGATGGCACAAACACCATTAACCAAGCTACTGACGAATTGGTTGTTGGTATCGACCGCACACGCGATTCATTGGTTCGCCCAGTTGCTGTCGATTCTGAAAATGGCGCTGAGTTCAACCTTATCGCTGATGATCAGTACAGCATCCGTCAAAACAAGATCGGTTACTTCGGTTCTATCGAAGAAGGTCGCATCGTTGTTGATGACCGTGCACTAGTTGGTTGTGTTGTTGACGTAGCATAAGCTAAAGACAATCTAATCTAATACTTCTTGAGCCACCCTTCGGGGTGGCTCTTTTTGTTGAAAAATTTATTGTGTAATGTATTATATAAAATATGGAAAATAAAAAGGAATCAAAAACTCTTCACGATCTAAAAGAAGAGTTTATAGAATCAGACGCAAATCAAAATGTAGAAGATTTGCACATAGCTACGGCTATCGAAAATGATGAAGTAAATAACGAAGAAATGCAAAAAGGCGATTCTTTAGAAAATCTTCAGTACGCAGATGGGAAAGAAAGAGACGAGATTGACTTAATAGAAGAGCAAGAAAAGATATATAGCGTTGATACAATTAGCCCTTTTAAAACTGCTGACGTTAGAGTTTTTAGGAGAAGGCTTGATATAATGTCTAGAGATGAGATGACAAGGCTAGCAGAGAGAGTTGCAGCCAGAACTTATTCTAACGAAACAGATCAAAAAATGGAATTACTACAAGCTTTTAATAGTTGGGCATCTACAAACGGCTTCGTGCAAACTGATGCTACAAAAAAAGCTGAAAAGGGTGCATTGTCACAGGCCTTTGAGGACTCAGAAAGTGTAAAGACTTTAGAAGAAAAATTAAAATCTAAAACTTTATCAGAATTACAGGAGACTGCAGCTCGTTTAGGGTTCAATCCTACTTTTGATAGAGAAAGAATAATTAAAGTAATTACACAAGAGTATCAAAGACAATCATGAGCAACCTAGGAGATTTAGCAACATCAATAAATACAACAGAATTTGATTCTGCAAGTTCTCCATCAGTATCGTCTATATCTGGTTGGTTAGATAGCAATCTAGGTAAATTAAACAATGTACTATTTACTAGTTTTTCTGGATCAGCTGGAGAGGTT